AGAGTAATCGCTTCAGCAAACTCAATAGAGAAGTATCGGAAGTATTGATTTCCTAGTGCACCATAAAGTGAGTTAAGAAGAATCTTACGAGCCATCTGCATGTTGTTGAAGCGTGCAATGTCATTGAACAGTTGCCTGGTCGGAGTCTTTTGATACTCCTTCTGAGCATCCTGCATCTTCTTCTTATACAGCTTACGTTCAACCATCATCCTTTCGACAAGTGCAGGAAATGCTCCCTTTACACTTCTATCCCAAAGACAACTGTTAGCAGTGATAGCTACATCTTCTTTGTGCAGTTTGTTTTGGATATCATCATCACCAAATGCACCCTTTAGCAGATCATCAATAGGGAAGTCCTGCTTGATCTTTCCTGCATAAGTCTCTGGTGAGATGTTATACTGAACAATCAAAGAAGGATACAGAGAGTTGATATCAAATGATGTGACCCAGTTGTGTAGACCTATGATGGGATCTTTAACATATGCACCTGAGAACTGTGCAGACTTTTCAGTAAACTTTCTAGGAGGAATAACAACCTTGTTTGCCATAAGGTAGTTATGAATGATAACCTCCCAGGTCTTAACAGGGCTGAAGATGTCATCATAAGTGATCTTAGCATCATAAGCAATAGTCAATGCCTGATCAATGAAGTTTAGTTTCTTATCTAGCTTATCAACGAGTTCAACGTCTTTAATGTTGTAGTCAATAAATCTTTGATAATCTCGCTTATATAAGTCAAACAGATTATCAAAATCGGAATAATCATTTTTGCCCTCGCCAATTTCAATTGAACAGATATGGTCTAGGCGATAGGATTCTTGATTGCTGTAAGTATACTTCTTGTATAGCTCTAGATAATCGAGAACACAGATGCCACGAATGTTGTAGATGTTTTGTGTCTTAGTTTGTAATCTAACTTCTTTATCATGAACCATACCCCAGGGTGAGAGTTTCTTGACCCACTCTTTACCTAGTACACGCTCAATACGATTGATCAGGTAAGGAATATCAAAGAACTCAACGTTCCACCCTGTGATGACATCCAAGTCAAGCTTTTGCCATACGTCAATAAACTTAGCAAGTAGTTGCTCTTCGTCTTTACACTTGATGTATGTTACACGTGGGTCACTTTTGGTATAGTCGCCACAACCTAAAACTAATATAGCATCTTTGACTTTGAGTGCAATTGCAGTAACTCTCTTGTCAGCCTTTTCAATACTCGGGAATCCTGAGTCGGACTCAACCTCGATATCAAGTGTGGCTACATTGATCTTATCTCTGTCAAAAACAATTTCTCCAGGATATGCATCATTTAGATAACAATACAAGAAGGTTTCAAAGCCATGGATCTCCATGCCCGCAACATCTTTGTAGTTGTTGATGAAGTCCTTTGCTTCACGAATATCACCAAAGACAACTTTGTCAACAGGCTTACCTGCTAGTGTAGAATATTCAGCGGTAGACCTTTTTGATGGAACAAAGAGATAAGGCCTATACTCAATCCTGTCTTTGAACCTGCGGCCGTTTTCAATACCACGAACAAAAATATGATTACCTAATTGAAAAGCAGATGTATAGAAATTCATGGCACCTCACTAGTAAAACATATTGCATAATAAGTGGTTTAGCAATTAATGTCAACTAGTTATTTTACTTGGTGCTTAAAAGGATCATATGTTGCATCAGGATACCATACTCCTTTGAACAATCGATTCTGATCTGCTACGGCAATACGCTGCACATGATCTAAGTCTCTGAAACTATGATGAATCTGCGGGGTTCCCCAATCACCTCCCCAGACCACTCCAACCTGATCTGCAAGCAATCCAAGGAATGAATAATCGCCCTTGTAGGATGGCTGCCCATGATCCAAGAATACAATATCGGCTGCTAAGCCATAATGATGTACACCAACATCTTTTAGCTGTGTTAGCTTTTGATCAAATAGATGCTGCTGACGTTCAGCGCTTCTATATGTCTCGATAACCTTCATGGGTCTATTCTGTGCTTCTGCTGCTGCAAGAATTTTATTGACTAGAACTCTAAATGTAGGTTCTAGCATGTTAATGTCATCCACGATATTGACGCTATGAAACAGAGGGCTCTTTTGAATGACTTCAGTATAAAAACTCATATGTCTCCCCTAAATGAAAAGAGGGAGGATTTCTCCTCCCTCTCTATTTATACCTTAAGATCTTCAGCCAAGAACTCTGGCGGTTTCGTCACATCATCATCAATCTTGATCTTCTTAGGTTTCTTGTTTTCAGGAATAACATGCTCTAGATAAATCTTTAGCATACCATTAATCAGTTTTGCGTTTTTGATTTCAACGTTATCTGCTAAAGTGAATTGACGAGTAAACACTCTGTCAGCAATTCCTTTGTGAATAAAGGTCTTCTCTGTTCCATCTTCTAGAACTTTATCTAGGGTTTCATACTTACCCCTGACCTTTAGAATATTATCAGCAAGTTCAATCTCGATATCCTTTTTTCCAAATCCTGCAACAGCTAGTTCAATCAAGTAACGACTGTCATCTAGCTTGCTAATGTTATAAGGTGGATATCCAGTCAACTGTTTTGATACAGAAGATTGTGCTTCTTCTAAACGGCGGAAGGTTTCTTCAAAACCAATAAAGAAGGGGTATGAGTTAGTTAATAGCATATTTGCCTCCTGTAAGCAAGGGATAAAATCCAGGGTCCCGAAGCAACCCTGGATTAATATATATGATCACTACCGTCTTTTTTCAACCGTATGATTGAGTTTTTTCCAACGACTACCTAAAAAAATTGATGTGCGAAGCCGTGTTAGCCAACTAACGTTTTTTGGTGTTCTAATAACTAGTAGATCTGGGTCACCGAATACCCAGCATTCCCATTTCAGGGCTCTATTTTTGATTTGTGTTTCATACCAAATAGGATCCCACGCTTCAGGCATTTCACTTCTTTCCAATATTGTACTTAGTAACAAGCTCCCAATCATTCTTTTCTTTGTAAGAAAGTACTTTAATTTGACTTAAGGGTGTGACAGGTGATTCTGTCATCTTGGGATTTACTACAGTAATCAGGTTCCATTCAGCAAGTAGATTGATAATCGTGTTTCTACGACCTTCATCAGTATCTGAAAAGTCGGTAGGTTTTCCATCAAGAGCAAAGAGCTCTTTAAAGTGTACGATGTAGTACTTCTTTTGCTTATGAAGAATGTGGCATGATTGATAAAGGATCTTGTCCTTACGTGAAGCAATGCCAATTCTAGTTAAGGTTTCTTTGACCTTCAAGAAGTCATCAGGTTCTTTGATGAGAACTTCAACTAATGCGTCTACTGATAATTTCATTTTTTTAATCCACCTGTACTAAGTCTTCTTTTTAATTCTTTTATTTGTTCGGCGGATAACAACGATAGTGCTACTTCAGCTTTCTTTTGTGAATAACCGTAAACCTGTTTCACTAACTCGATATCACCTGGCTTCTTATCTTTTTTAGCCCATTTAGAAAAACGTTTCTTTGGGCTAACTGTATTTAGCAAATACATATACTGAAGTTTTTTGTCTAGGTGATAGCTGATATTATTTTCATTTGCTTGCTTCACTGTATCGTAGAAGTAAGAAAAGGCTTTGTTTACAATCCAGGGGTTGTATTCCTTCTCTACGATATCTGGAGAGTCTGTAGTTGCAAAGATATTTTTATTTGCATTGATACTATTGACGTAGTCCCACACATCATTCAGTGGCTTGATAGTATAATCTTCTTCCTCTTCAGGTTCTACATCACTTGCTAATGTCATAACACTGAAAATATCAATCATCTGAAATTACACTCCAACATGATTTCTGCGAGACAAGCTACAATATTTATCTCTTGGTCTGCAACAAAGGCAGCCTTATATTGGAAATCTGCTAGTGTATGGATCAGTAGAGGAACAGATGCTGGAGTGACAACTTCATTTACATTATCATATAGATGCCTAAAGATAGTTTGGCTATCAACATCTGCATTCTCGCCAACCCACTTACGTACTGCTGGAAAGTTCTTATCCTTTAACGCAGAAACCAATGCGCCATAAGAATCACTAGACAGACTAGCAAGTATACTCGAGTTGATGTGGCCACTCGCCGAATGCCTTTGAAGTTCATTTAGAATACGTCTCCAATCTGGGAAGTGACGATTGATCAGTTCAGCAACAACTTCCTTTTCAAAAGAAACATTCTCCTTTTGAAGGATTGCCGCAGTACGCTTCATGAATTGAACAGCAAGAACAGGCTTATCTTTCTTTGGAATCTTGAACTCAACTACTGAGCATCGTGAATGCAAAGGTGCGATAAGCCTGTTCTTGAAGTTGCAGGTTAGAATGAACCCGCAGTTACGACTAAACTCTTCCATGAAATTACGAAGAGATGGCTGAGTGCTCTGAGCATTCAGATAGTCAGCCTCGTCTAGGATTACATACTTTCTACCTCCCTTAAAGGAAACACTTGAAGCAAACTGCATGATCTCTCCACGCAGAGTATCAATGTTACCATTAAGAGAACCGTTGATTACAATATAGTCACAGTCAAGTTGCTCTAACATAGCACGAGCAACTGTAGTCTTACCAACCCCTGGTCCACCAGTTAGTAGAAGATTAGGAATATTTTTCTGATCAACAAACTGTTGGAATACAGATTTAAGGTTTTCAGGTAAGATACAATCTTCAATACACTTAGGTCTATACTTCTCTACCCATAGATAATCTTCTAGCATCTTCAACCTCTTTCACTTCAATTTCATAATTTAGGAACATCATCAATGTTGATGAAGGCTCAGTATTGTCAATAGGACGTAATTTGCCTCTGTATTTGTTATGACAAATAACGCATTGACGTCTAACATGATTATCATTACGACGCTTTGCTTTTGAATCTAAAGGAAATGCAGAAGCAGGCCCAATATATCCACAAGTTACACATTCATGTGTAATAACAATATTTTTACCATATAAGTCACGGCCGACAAGATCCCGGGGCAATTTTCTTGTCACTACCCCGGGAATGTCTTTCACTCTATATGTAGTATAATCCATTGTGTTATCAGTTGAAATTTGAAGTTGCCTCTACGGCAATCCAATAGGTCAACTTGTCACTTGTGAAGCGAGAAATACCCTTTGATGAAAGAGATACTTCATAGTCATTAACAAGCATCTTAAGGTTCTCATTCTTGAAGATAGCACAGAAGTTTTGTTCAGTGTCACCAATGATTGCACTATATGAATCTGCAGTTGGGTTCTTGCTATCGTATGCCTTTAGCGAGATGGTTGACCCATTGCCGATAACAGCAATTTCTGGCAACTGAAGAACATTACCTGCACGCTGTACCTTTTGTAGATCTACAGTGCGTAGTGTAAAATCAACATCAGGGATAGGGAAAGTAACATCCTTCACAGGAGGTGTAGCAAATGTTGAAGGGTCAGCATAAACGTATACTAGCTTACGCTTGTCATCAACAATAGTTGCTTCCTTGTCACCTACCACGATCTCAGGAGTGTCAAAAAGGGATAGGACACCTAGAAACCGTGGTAGGTCAAAGATGGCAAAGTCCTTTTCAAAAGTCTCATCGACTTCAGCCTTTGCCATGATTGTCTTTTGTGGCGAAATAGTACGAAGTACATTACCTTGCCGAAAAAGAATACTTGAATTGATTGAGGAGAAATTCTTTAATACTGTAATTGTTTGGTCACTGAATTTCATTTATTACTCCTTAGGCCTTCTTGCCAAGCTTAGCAGGATCGGCTGTTGCAGCAGCACCTACGGCAGCAAGATCAGCGAGTGATCCGCCAAATACATAGGTACCAACATGTTGTAGTTGAATCCAGGGGCAGAGCCATACCTTTAGGCCAACTTCACGAGCCCACTGACAGAACATGTAGTCTTCTGACAGATAACGATTGGAATACTCATGACCGAAAGCGCTATGCTTTGTGTCATCAATGAAGGCAATCGTTTCTTCTGGAGTTGCCCCTGGATTGTTCTTATAGAACTCACGAATCTCCTTGCCAATACGAGCGTGCTTATTGTCAATGAGTGCATCAAAGAATGCCATGATCTCACGTGAACCATCAAAGGCTGCTGTACGAACATGGTCAGGACGATACATTAGAGCAGGATACTGAGTACCCATCTTCTCTAGAGCTGAGCGACGGATCATCATGAACCCAGTGCCTGATTCTAGAACTTCTGCAGGCTCTGAGATACGAATCTCGCCAGAACCATTTGCGGGATTGAATACATAATCACCCACAAACTTCTCTAGGATATTAGCGTCCTGATCAGCAAAGCCCTTATCTACTGCTGTCTTGACCTTTTCCCATGAGATGCACTTCTTAGGATAAGGACCGCAGAGCACATCATATTCACTCTCATCTGACTGTAGAGCAAGCATGGTTAGGATATCTTGAGCATTGAATCCAATATCAGAGTCAATGAACATTAGATGAGTGCAATCTGAGCGTAGGAACTCATCGACACAATAGTTACGAGCACGTGTAATTAGTGACTCGTTGAATAGATAATAGTAACGCACTTCAATGCCGTAGTGTACAGCAAGTGCGGATAGATCATTTGTGCTACGGCAGAACATGCCTGCACAAGCACCACCATACATTGGAGTGGCGACAAACAGCTTGCGCTTACGTAGTTCTTCTACTGGTACTTTAACTTCCATGCTTTAGTTCTCCTGATCATGCACGTAGAGTTGAATAATTGCGTAGTGGATCACCTTCATCATATCGTTTCGCCAATCTTCAGGTGATCCCTTACGGCCATAACGTTGAGCATACTTTAGAATATTACCAACACAAAATCCAGTACCATGCCCACCATCAATGATGAACTCAGTTGCTTGATATTTGTTTTGGGAGTAATGTTGCCCATATGTGTTATCAATATAGGCACGGATTTCCTCGAGGGTTTGATCCTCGTGGTATTTATAGTCGTTGTCAGAGGTGGATGATGTAATATCTAATGTAATTTTATCGCCCTTTCTAATCAAGCTGCATACTCCTTAAGAACTTGTTCAACATGTGACTTGGCGGTTTCCCAAGATACGGGACCTGTTTCATCTGCATACGCTACAGGATCTGGACGACCTAGCTTGATGAATGCTTCAATACGCTCAACAGACGATGCTGACTTGTAATCTGAATACCAGATGTTATTGTGTTGCATCGGCTTGTATGAGGTATTTGTGTTAGCATACACGGTATTGAAATTAATGTCAAGCTCTTCGCAAAGATTAACTCCGTCTTGTAGGATGCCAAACTTATCAATTTCTAGATAAGGTGTGTAATAAACTACACGTTCAGCATCCCAGTTGCCAATACGGAATGCAGCGTCATCTGCATCTCGGAATTCTTGACGGCAGTCAGGATAGATCGCATGATCTCCTGCATGAATGCCAAGAGCAATTGAAACATCTTCTTGCCAAGCGCTTGCAACTGAAAGTGCGACTGCTTGTGTGATCGAAGAAAAGATCTTGTTACGATTAGGAACAACTGTTGCCTTCATGTTTTCATGAGCATAGTGACCTTCAGGAACTTCATCTCCACCACGAACCAGAGAAGAATTTAGAAGTTCAGGAAGGCCTACCATCTGAATAGTTTGATGAAAGATGTTGTAACCACGGGTCTTAAGATATTCAACTAGAGCTTCTGCACGTTCTAGTTCAACGCTGTGCTTTTGACCATAGAAGAATGATAGAGCAGTAATAGTACCGTTGTTCTTCTTTGCTTGTGCTAGACAGTTTAGAAGAAGTGTGCTACTATCCATGCCACCAGATAGTGATACGACGAAATGCTTCATAATAGACTCCATAATAAAGACGGTATGTTGTTTAGAGTGGTTAGTCTCTTTGAACCACTATTGACGCAAGGTCTTTGAAGAAATAATTGTTGTATTTCTCAAACTACCTGCAATGTGAAGTAGATGGTTATGTGATGCTCGTACAGGATTAATATCAATCCCACCTCTACGAGTATATAGACATCCCACAAATAGCTCTTGTGGTTGAACTAGTGAATGTAGTCGTGTATAGATGCATTCACAAATTTCTTCATGGAAATGATTTTCCTTACGCATAGAAACGATATACTGCAAGAGCGATTCTTTGGTAGGTAGTTCATCTGCCTTGATGTAGATGTAAACATCTCCCCAATCAGGTTGATTAGTAACACGACAATTAGAACGTAGTGAAGGTGACCAAACATACATTAAGCCCTTTTCATTAGAGAGCTTAATGATATCAGGACTTTCATTATATGCACTAAAGTCAAGTGTTTCGTTTTCAACATCATCTAGCAATTCAAAGTCATACATTTCTTGAATTGGTTGAATTGGGAATACTGTATCGCTATCATTAAAATTTGCAGAATGCAACATCACTTCAATATCAGTATTAAGTGCTGCTGATAGATCATTCTCAATGTATTCTCTTGCAAGTTCTAGTGCATCTTGCAAGTTAGTAGCAATCTTAACCATGTTATAAGAGTTTAGATATAGCTTCAATGATTTTGATTCTACAATAAATTCACTGTCTGCAGGATAAGTGATCTTAGCAATACAGCTTACAGGATATCCATTTGTAAGTAGAAATGATACTTCATAAGCATGCCATGTATCAAATCCAACAAAGGGAAGGTGATCTTCTTCAATGTTGTACTGTACACGATTTAGGCTACGTGGAATAGGAACTAGAAGTGAAGAATCAATCTTGTCAGGTGTGACATAGGGCTTTACTGCACTACCATCACCTGCTTTACCTAAGTGCACTCCTGCGATATCTTCAATCTTCATGAAAAGAAATCCTCTAATGTTGTTAGTTCATTATTACGAATGATACGCTTAGATGCTACATGTGTCTTACGTTCACGCATCCATCTTGCCATATCATCATTTGTTCTGACATTAAGCAAAGCATTCAGAGCAAGTTCTTTATCTTTAGGATGCTTTGAATACTTCTGGTATTCATCTGTCATGACTTTATCTAGGTTAGTCACGAAGTTATGGATTTGAAAATACGTATGTGCTGCATTACACAATAGTGTAGAACATATTGCATCTTCATCATTTGTTTCAAGGACACGATTCTTGATAGTTGAAAACTTCCAGTCACCCATACCATCGCCAAATATATTCGTCATGAATTGTTCTTCAGTGACGTATTCTTCAAATGTATCCTTAAATGTAGTATACACGTTTCTGAAATGTTTGTCAACCGCATATGTTTTATTAGTGCCGATTGATTTACAAGTTCCGTTTACCTTAAGTAATCCATACTGGAAAGTTGATGTATGTGAACTAGAGTCATAAGAGATACGATCAAACTCGCTAAGATAACCTGACTTAAGAAGGTATAGGATAGGACGCATACGTGAAATAGATCCTACACCAAGAACGTGTAGATGCTTTCTGACGTTCTCATGACAGAACTCACTGATCATCTTTGCTGCACGAAGCATCTCAATAGATTCTAGTTCACCGTTGCCCATGCACGTATCAGCGATTGCCATACCACCAATGTTTTCATAGTCAGAAGGCTCTAGGCGTGATGCAATGCCACGATAGTAAGCAACCATGTCTTCTGCACAGTTGCCTTGCACAATGATGATAACCTTTGTCTTAGCACCTGATGACCTGAAGTAAGATGCTTGAGTCTTTACGTTTTCACCTGTAGCAAAAGCAGACTCTTCATGTTTATCAGCATGAAAGATCTTGTTACCTACGTTAGAACGCTCGTTACGTGTTCTAGTTAAAGAAACAGATGATAAAGGAATAACATCAAAGCACATAGCATAATCTGAATACGCTTGTGTCTGGTATATTTGCTTCTTGATTTCTTCGGTGATTGATTTACCTGCGGTAACAATCTGTAGTCCACCAGAGTCTGCATAGACGCTATTCGATCCTAGGTTTTCTAATCTTTTAAATTCTTCAACGTGATTTTTTTCAGTGTACGCATTATAAAGAGTTGAGATTAGTGGCTTAGTGTTGTGGCACGTTTCGTCAATACGCTTCTTGAGCGACTTCATCAATGATAGGGTGGCTCTCTTATAAAGAGGATACCAAGGTGCTTCATGATCGGCGGTGAATACACCCATCATGCCCACAGCACTAACTACATAATCTAACTTTTTAATATTATCGGCCACCTGTAAACTTTTCCTGTAGTGCAATGTTGTCAAAAAATTCTTTCTTTACATCTGCATCATGAAACTGACCATTCAGTACAGTTGTTTGTGTTAGAGATGATCTTGCCATGATCCCACGATTCTCACAGCAGCCATGAGTTGCTGCAATGTACACACCCACATCTGTTGTATTTGTTGCATACATGATTTCTAGAGCAATGTCATTGCATAGTTGTTCTTGTAGAGTCCCACGACGAGCACACCACTGTGCTAGACGTGTATACTTAGACAACCCAATAACTGTATCGCCTGGGATAACACCAATGTAGCAAACGCCCTTCACAGGTTGATGGTGATGAGAGCAGATTGAATTGATTTCTGAACGAACAACAAGCATTCCTTCATATGCTTCATCACCTTCATTTGGAAAAGCAGTTACTTCAGGACGTGGATCATATCGCCCAGACATGATTTCATTGATGTACATCTTAGCAAGACGTCTTGCTGTATCCCTTGAATTGGGATCATCTTCTGTATCGATAACTAAACTACGAAGAACTAACTCAAACATGATAGTTGCTTCTTTGATCAGATTTTCACGTTCTTCATCTGTGATATATTCAGAAATGTTATCACAAGCCCAATAACGAATGTTTTCTTCGTTAAGTCTATTACGAATAATTTCAGAAGTCAATAGCATTATGTTGGGTCCTTTTCCAGGGATGATTTCAATTTTCTTGATACAACACCAGCTGGTTGCATTACATATTTTGCATGATCTCTATGCACTTGTGTTTTTTTCCATTTACCTATTTTTGTTTTATCAGATTTTGGTTTACTTATCTTTTGTGATAATGTATGTTTCAAGTACCCCAAGCGTTTTTGTAAAGTGGAACTTGAATACGAGGACTAAATCTGAACCCGTTATCTCTACAGTAGTCAGCAACGTTACGTTCATTCTTTTCATAAGAAGTTGATGTGCCACCAACAGGCATCAGGTATACAGGAACATTTACATCAGATGCTGAATATGCAGCAACAGCTAACTTAGCATCAAGAATATCTTGTTCATCTGCTACAACAAACTTCAAATATACATTACTGTTAGGAACTTCTGTATATTGCTTAACTACATCAGGTTTAATTGCCTGACGCCATTCTTCACCTGATACAGGAAGTTTTGCTGAAACTGAAAAGGTAAACTTGATATCATTACAAATACCTTTGACGTATTCTTCAAATGCTGCTGTAAGATATTGTGTACCATTTGTTTCAAATGTAATATCTGTTAGGTTCATATGACGGCGAGCGATTTCATTGATAAGATCTGGATAGGCCTTTTGCCATCCTAGTAGAGGTTCGCCACCTGTGATGATCAGATGCTTATCAGGACCAAACTTTCCATCAGGAAGCATTTCTTGCATCTTGTCAACGATCTCAGAAATTTCCATGAAAGGAGAAAGTTCCTTGAACCGTGGATCCCATGATGCATAAGAGTCACATCCTGTATGAACAAGAGGTAGTTATTGATAGGACTTGTATGGATGAAACTCATGAAGTTGTGCTACAGTATCACGTTCACCCGATAGCTGTCCACGCTTCATTCCGAAACCAGAACATGTAAAATTACACCCAAAGGTTCTTAGAAAGACAGAAGGTACGCCAACAAACATACCTTCACCTTGCAAACTGTAAAACAGTTCTGATACTTTAATCTTCACGATGTCCAACCCTCATTGCCATGTTATTATCTGTTTCGCGAACTTCTACCTTGCAGCACCATACTCTATCGCTCCAACCGTAGTCCTTAAGGAAACAATCATTCACGTAAGTATATAGAAAATCAGCAAGGCCTTCACACCCTGTCTTCTCAACCAAAGTGATTTTTGCCAGACCCTTGTCTCCTAATAGCAACAGGTCATCCTTATGAGGATCATCTTCTGCAACCAGAAGTGTATGATCGAACCACTCTTCTAGAAGTGCCTTGAGTGGCTTTAGACCACCGAAGTCAACTACCCAATTACGAGCGTCAAGTGTATCAGACTCAAACTCAAAGTGAAATGATAGAGCATACCCATGGATTAGATTGCAGTGACTGTCTGCTCGCCATTGACGATATGCAACAGGACCTATCTGCTTATAAGTTTTAGTAGAAATATATTTTGCCATAATTACTCCCAAGGAAATTGTACCCAACGCTTATCTTCATTACGATCAATAGTAACGCCGAAGTAATTAGCTTTTACAGGTTGTGATACATTATAAATCAGACATGCAGTCCTAATGTTGTCAGTATAAGGTGAAAAAGATAATTTGTCAAGTAGAGTCTGCATAGTTTTTCCAGAATCTATAATATCATCAACTATAAGAACATTACAATGTGCTTTTACAATCGTTTCTAGTTTTGCAAAGTTCCCATCTGTATCTACGATTGTGCCGTCTCTTGTAGATAAGTGTATCATCAATGTAGGTACATCAAGTGCATGTGACAAGTATACTGCAGGTACACACCCACCTCTTACAAGACCTACAATAATATCTGGAACCCAAGTATCTTCTTTCAGATCAATAGCAATTCTAAGAATGTCTGCTAGAAATTCTGGATGTTCATAATGTCTTAATTCACTCATGTCTTGGTTCTCTTTAAGAGGCGATTATGTGCCTTGAGCATTCGCATAGCCTTTTCTTTATGAATAGGATTTGCTTGATCAATGTAGCATATTCCATTGAGATGATCTAGTTCATGTTGAAAACAACGAGCAGTCAATCCTTCAAACTTCATTGTTTCAGTTACACCATTAGGCATAGTAAACCTAACTTTTACGCTACGTGGCCTTTTGATCTTTACAATAAGACCTGGATAGCTTAAACAACCCTCTTGCCAGTAAATTTGTTCAGGAGAAAAATCAACAATACGTGGATTAAAACAAGCGTATACTGTTTCACCTGTAAGTACAAAAACTCGATAAGGAAGTCCAACTTGATTTGCTGAAAGACCTATACCCTGATTAGCAATCATAGTTTCGGTCAGATCCTTTGCAAGTTGAATAGGATCCGTTGGAGGGTTACTAAAGTCAAAGTGTAGAGCAACTTGCTTTAGTGCAGGATGATTGTCGTCAACTAGATCTAGAATTGCCATTAGAAGCTCTTCCCACCTTCTTTTTCTCTATTACTTAGCTGATGGTCAGCACGGGTACGATTATATTCATGCTTCTCAGCAATTGCCCCTGCAATATCAAACCCTTCTCGTTCTGCTAGATCTAGAATACGAATGATGCAATCAGCAAGCTCTACTTCGGCCATCTTTCGATGAGGTAGATGATCATCCATTAGATTCTTGCGGGCACCTTCTAGTGCTTCTGACAATTCTGAGTGACAGAGTGCAATCATAGTGCCGAACTCGCGGGGCTTGTTATGCCATCCCATTTCCTTAGCTTGAGCATGTAGCTTTGATTGAATATCCTGCAGACATGTAATTTCAAGATGATCTAGTGCATAATCAGACATAAGTTTCCTTTCATAAATAGAAGATATCTTCATTATAAGCGATGTGCGATTAAAAAACAACTGTTATTTTGGAGATTGTCATGGCTGATAATAAGCCCCCTTTAACCCTATCACAGAAGTTAGCAGATGCTGTTGCCATGGCTGTTGGGTCTTGGCGTTTTATTATCGTGCAATCCATGTTACTTATAGCTTGGATTTTAGCTAACATATATCTTCCTAAACAATTTCATTGGGATGAATATCCATTCATTCTTCTAAATCTATTTCTTAGTTTCCAAGCTGCGTATACTGCTCCTATCATCATGATGAGTAGTAATCGTAAAGAAGATATTGATAGAAGAAGAAGTATTGCAATATACAATCTTGAAACAGAAGATCATATCATCCTTGCAAAGATGCTAGATCATATTGATAAGCACTTTGAGAATATCCATGGCCGAATTGATGCTTTAGAGGCATCCAAAGATCTTTAAGAATTATAAATAAATGTAGGTCACGGGACTCGCACTCCCCACCTACTCTAGAACCTCGGGAGATTCCAGCATGACTATTTATTGCACATATCTAACAGTATATAAAGGCAACTTGCTTCCACCATTCTATATAGGTTATACTAATATAGAAAAGATTGCCATAGGATATAACGGATCTGTTACTTCAAAAAAATATAGAATTCTATGGGAACAGGAACGTAAAGAAAACATACACCTATTCAAAACTGTTATTATAAAAACATTCAAGACTAAAGATTTAGCAATTGAACATGAGAGATATTTACAGACATTTTTCAATGTTGATAAAAATCCTATGTACATAAATCAGGCAATTTCAAATATAAAGTTTAAAAATATAGGAGGTTATACCCTATCTAATAGAACTAAGAATAAGATGAAAAAACAAAAATCAGAACAGCATCGTAAAAAAATATCAAAATCTCAATCAGGTATACCATGTCCTAATAGGGGCATATCTAGAATAGGAGTCAAAAGAGAAGGTATAGGTGGTAGAAAAAGGGGGTGTTCTGCATGGAACAAAGATATATCCCATTCTGATATGACCATATATCTTATACAGCAAAAAGCATTAAATAGAGAAAGAATACAATGTCTACATTGTAGTATTATTGTAACACCTGGAAACTTTGCAAGATGGCACGGTGATAATTGTAAGCTTAAACCCTCTGACTAAAATTTTTTATCTTTTTGAACTGTATAACATTATCAAATTTGTCTACTAGTGCATCTCCACGATGGCTTATGATGAATACATTGCTATTATCTGTCAAGTTTGATATCATTTTCATAAAATCTTCTATACCGTTCCCGTCTAAAGAAGAATCTAAAGTCTCATCAAAAATTAACAAGTTTGTACTTGCGCTATTACGTAGTTTTGCAATGGATCTCCATGTGAAAAGCAATGCTAAATCAATCCTGCTCTTTTCACCTTCACTAAATGATGAGTATGAAAAATCATCACGAAATCTAGATCTAAGCCTTTCTTCAAATGATTCTGTGATTTCAAATTGAACAAAGAAATCCATTGCAGAAAGATACTTATTAATCAGCTTGTTCATGATAGGCACATACTGCTTGATGATCTTCGTCTTGATACCGCCATCCTTAAGAAGCATCGCTGCTGTACTCAATAAGGTTCTGGTGTTTGTCAAAGTTTCTTTTTCTGACAACAACGATTCTAGTTCAATGTTTGCTTTGATTAATGCTTGATTGTTGGTATCTAATTTCTTCTGCTGTGTCTTAAGACCTTCGATCTCTGTCTTTAGGTTCTTGATATAGGTATCTATGTTTCTAATATCTAGCTCGTGTACCGAGAGTTCTTGACCGAGTAAATAATTGCCATCTCGTAGGTCAGATATCTCCACAACAGCCTTATACAGGTCTGCAATCTTTTCATCAATTTCCGCCAGTGCCTTTTCAGTTTCTATTTTCCTTTCTCGGTTTTCATCCTGTATGTCAGAATGGAAGTTGTGATCTATGCCTTGCTTGCACATAGGACAACTTTTATTCTCATCATAGAACTTTATTTCTGCTTCAATTTTATTTAGCTTAGCTTCAATCTGCTTTCTAAGCTTTACCATAGCATCATGCTTTTGTGACTTTGGCATAAGTTCATCAATGACACCCATGTTATGTCTAAGGGTGTATTGTACCTTATCATATTCTAGTGTCTTCTGCAGAACTAGATCTTCTTGTTCTTGAATGATGTTTTCTTTTACTTTAATAATGTCTTCTGTGTTTTGTCGTAGTTGTTCTAGATGTGATTTGCCTAGTTCAATCTTTTGTTCACACAGAGCAATGTTACTTGCATTGTTTAGCAATAGTTCTTTGTTCTCTATAATACGGTTCTTAAGCAACGTATTCATTGTGGAGAAAATTTGAATGTCCAGAAGATCTTCAATAAACTCTCTACGCATCTGTGCAGGCAACTGCATGAACGGAATAAACGTAGATGATCCTAGAGTAATGATTTGTGAGAATGACTTGTGTGTGAGACGTAGAATGTTCTTCTCTAGAATCTCTTGATAATCTCTAACTGCTGCGTCTTGATTGAGTAACTGTCCATCGACAATGATCTCAAATACAGATGGCTTCAAGCCGCGGCGAACCATATACTCTTTCTTACCAATAGAAAACTCAATCTCAACCAAACAGTTCTTGTTGTTGATAGAATTGATAAGTTGTGGTTTATTGATCTTTCTAAAGGGCTTGCCGTATAGTGCAAATGAAATTGCTTCAATGAAGGTTGACTTACCTGCACCGTTCTCACCTACAATCAAAGTAGCTTGAGATTCATTCAGTTTTACTTCAGTAAACGTGTTACCTGTACTGAGCAGGTTCTTCCATCGAACTACTTTAAAAATAATCAAAGGTTACTCCACATGCAATGCTTCTTCATAGAGCGTTCTTAGTAATCCATCAAGTGCAGGTTTGTCTGTATCAAGCTCTAGATTTTCAATATACTTCTTAAGAATCGTGATTGTATCTTCTGCTTCGTCAACCAGATCTTCATCTGTTTCAATATTCAGATTCAAATTATCATCTACAACTTGAATATGCACAGCTTCTGCTTTCTCGAGTGCTTCGACGTATAAGTCAAACCAATAAGGATTTGTTTTATTTTTCACAACAACTTTAACATACGTACCTTTATACTTCTCAAAGTCATGAGCGAGAAGTTCCTTCAAGGTAGTATTCGTGTCATCATAGAAAATTTTATAGAACATCTTATATGGATTTTCAATAAATGTCAACTCTCTAGTTGCAAGATCCAAGATATGAAAGCCCTTTGGGTCATTATAATCTGACCAAGTCATCTCATAGGGTACACCAAGATATGTGATGTTTCCTTTAGTTGACCTATGATGATAATGACCTGTTAGAACCATATCAAACTTGTTGAATAGTGCAGCATCCATACCATCGTTATGCACAGCACCTTTATACATTTCAAATCCACTAAGCTCCAAATGTCCTAGAAGGATTTGTGATGATGTGTTCTTCATATAATCAAAGGTTTCTACAATATTATCATCACAAATCCAAGGAAGCATTCCTGCTTTATACTTTCGATTAAAATAATAATCTAAAGGTGTGTCAATGATAGTGATGTTTTGATACTCATTGAGTAGTAGTTGTAGTGAGTTCACCTTAAGAGTGTTCTTATAAAAGATATCATGATTGCCTGGAAACACAATCATATTCAATCCACGCTTTTCTACTTTATCAAAAAAATACTCACGACACAGGTGTAGTGTATTGAAGTTGATGTACTTCCTACGATCAAACAAGTCACCTACTTGAACAAAGGTTGTGATTTCATGTTCTTTTAGATATGGAAAGAATACGTTTTCAAAGAATCTTTTGAAATAAGAATGAAAAACTAGACTGTCATTACGAGCACCAAAATGAGTATCACCTAATACAGCAATCTTCATTATGCACTCTTCTTGTTTGATTCTTGGTTACGTTGCTTGTCATACTCACTTAGAGCCATATCACAATAGGTCTTGATTGCTAGAAGTGTTCTCTTATAGTTCTCTCTGATGCCGCGTCTATTATTGTGATCGAACAGATTACGAGCGATATCTGTTACGATTGCAGGCACATTTTCTGCAGTCTGTTTCATTTTACTCTCCTTCAATAAATGCTTCAAGACCCTTCTTTTTAGGAAGCTTTTTTTCTTCTAACTTCTTTTCATAGTCATTAACGAAAGCATTCATGTTATCATTGATTGACATTTCAGTAGAATTTTTGCTATCTACATCATTCAAGTCTGCAACACCTCCAATAAGGACAGCGTGTTCATAGGCCTTGTACTTGATGTAGGTTTGCTTCTTTTCCTTCTGGATCCTGTGTACATATGCATTATACAGGATTCTTGTAAAATATGCAAACGGATTATTTGACTTATCTGGATTAAAATTGTGCATATAGTTAATGCAGTTCTCAATTCCATCACTAATCATTTCTTCTCTAAAAGAATAATTGACAAAGTTTCCTTTAGTAGAAAGTTTCGTTGCTATTTTGTAAATGCATACACCAATGTATTCTGGAATGCGAGGGATTTCTTTACCTGCTGCTTCTGCTTCTCTACATTGAGCTTTGTACGCAACTAATGCTGCATAAAAAGATTTATTGTCAACATAATGTATTTTTGCCATTTTTGTTCCTTTTATGGGTTGACAGAATTGTAAACCTCTGTATAATCACTATGTGGAGATCAATTAATACTAGTATTTGAATTAGGTTCGAATGAATGAAGCAACTCGAGATCAGAGTAAGAATCACTATAGTATGATGCTTCATCAGATTCTTTCGTTTGCTTACGCTTCACATACTTTTCATAATAAGTAATAAAATCATCATCAACATTTGATTTAAGTATTACATGTCTCTTTTGAATAGTAGAAATTGTTTCACCTGTATAGAATGGATTTAAAGAAGAAAGATATATCTGTGTTCTTGAGTTGTGTACATCATAAGTATAGTTTATGACCATAGGATAATCTAATGTATACGAATCTTCACTTTCAGTATCAAATCTTCCTACAACAATTTCAGAAGTAACAAGCTTTAACATAATGTGACTGTCCATAGGACTATCCTTTGATTTCAATGTTGTAAACACGGTACTCAAAATTTTCTTCAGCATATATTTTCATTCTTTCTTTGAAATGTTCTAAGGTGTAGTTAGTTTTATTTTTCCAAGAAAGATCATCTGCAATATCATATAGTGTTACAGAGTCTTTTGTATCTGATTTACGTAACCCTCTACCTATTGATTGTAGGGTCTTGATTTTAGACTTACTAGGTGAAGCAAAAATGATGTTATGCAAGTTACGAATATTTACTCCTGTTGAGAATGTACCAGATGATGCAATGATGATTGCGTTCTTTTCTTTCTCAACTAACTTACGAATATCCTCTCTGGTGTCACCGTCAACTCCTCCATGAATGAAAAACACTTTACGATCTGGAGCTGAAGATTGAATGTCTTCGTATAGATCTTTTCCGTGTTTTTCAACGTATTGGAATAGTAACAGTATATTACCTTTTAGAGATAATGTCAAGTTTTTTATGAATTTATTCCTACCTTGATGCCCTACTATAAAGTCAATCTCTTGCCTATAATCGTTCTTAGTGTTCTGTTTTTTCACATCATCTTGATACTTCAACATCAAGACTTTGATCTTTAGTTCAGCCAGATGCTTCTTCTCAATCAAGTCAGCAGTTGACGCAACTCGCTTGACAGATCCGAATAGACCTTCTAACACCAGCTTGTTTGTTTCAGACCCATCTAGGGTTCCAGTGAAACCAAATCTATACTTACAAGCAGTCAATTTTTCCATGATAGAAGAAAGCGACTTGGCTTTGAATAGGTGACACTCGTCGCCGATTACAACATCAAATTGTTGGAAAAATTCCTTAGGGAGTTTGTATATTGACTGCCATGTTGAGATTGTGATCTGTTCAGAAGTTTGTTTATCGATACCTGAAGAGACTCTATGTATTCGGCTAGGATCGATAAAGCCATAATCGGCAAAATCAGAAGCCAATTGACTAACCAGAGAAACAGTTGGCACAATAATAAGAGTTCTAGCATTATAAAACCTCGTTAGTAGATAGATGATAAGAGACTTACCGGATGCTGTAGGAGAGAGCAACAGCGCTCGGTTCTTTCGTACTCCATAGGCAAAAGCCTCCAGCTGATAATCTCGAGGGTCGAAGGGCAGTCTGAGCGTTTCTATGAAGGTCCTTGCTTCGACCAGAGAAAATTCAACATCATTGAAATCTGATGTACATTCAACTTCATATTCTCTAGACTTTGCAAATTCTAAAATATTATTATAGAGTCCTGCATAGATCAACTTAGTCATGACGTTGAACAAGCGTATCTTTCCATCCCATACTTTATTTCTGTAAAGAGGATGAAACTTTGCATTAGGAACCATGAATGTGAAGTAATCAGATAGCTCCATAGCAAGTGATGCTTCGCAATCTACACGAAGGTGCACTTCATTTAGTTTTGTTATTCTTAAAACATCACTCATACTGCACCGTTTGTAAATCTTTGCCAATCAATGAAATTTTTCACAATGTATCCGCGTTCTGATATATTCTTGATAATAGATTCAAGTAAGTTTATTTTTTCTTTTTGATAGGCAATCTTAAGTGTTAGATTGATGATATCTTGATCTGCATCAATGTGCATAGGAATATCTGACTTTAGGATGCTGCGACGATTGGGTTGCCAACCATGATCATCTAATGTTTCTTTGTCTAAAGTACCTAGATAGTAATCATATTTCAACAGATATAGTTGCTTGTAATCTGCTTCTAGTTTTCTTAAAGACAATCTTTCTTGTGAAAAGACTTTGTAATATTTGTGATGTAGTTGAGGTATCTTGATAGCTTCTTGGTCAATTGCAGCCGTATTCATCTCTGAGTCTTGAGCCCAGAGTTCATATATTTCATCTAGTTTCATGATGTACCTTTAAGTTAGACAACTCTTGTATATGTATATTGCCTGTATTTGAAGGTTGCTGTAGCTGTAATGTAATTCACATCACCTTCCTTACTATCAAAGTTAAAGCCAGATATAGACACAGGTACTACATCATTGAAAGTGACTTTAATGATTGGATTCATAGTTCCATTTAAGATCAGCAAGTCGGCATCGACAATCGTTCCATAGCCAGAAGTTTCTGATTGAGCTGCAAGGGCGGCGTATTGATCGAATGATTCTGGAAAGCCTAGGCCTGTCATCCAGTCAACCAGCTCAAAGTAGCTGTACATATTTTCATCGATCTTGAAAGTCAGCGAGAAATCGCTATAGGTTAGGTGATCCCCTGCAATCATGATCTTATTGAAAGGTGTTTGTACGTCACCTGTGCGGTTTAGCGTAAGCTCTGGAAAATTGAAGCTCTGCACAAAGTATTCTAGGTTAGGTAGTTTGTTGATGACAAACTTGTAGCCTAACGGAGATAGAAAATTGATATCGGTTGGCTGACCTATGATGGACATAAAAAATTCTCCAGATTTCTATTATTTATATGAAAAAAATGGTTGTGTTATAATCCAGATATGCTATTATTAATTATGGAAATGAAAGAGGAAATGGCAATGACGAAGTTCACGAAAGAAACGATCCTTGACTCGAGTGGCTGGCTGACCTATGCTCCGCAAGGAGTTGGCACTCATTGGAAGGAATGCAAATTCATTGCGAACTTCGCTAAGCGTGGTGGTGGAAAGGCTTCCTTCATCACGTTCCTGATCAAGAACTTCACTGTTGAAGAATACTTCGCTGGGATCGAAGCGGGTAAAGCTCCGCTTAAGATCGTTGAGGAGAAGGGTTATCTTCTGCCGCACATCAAGAAGTGGCTGAAGGAAGAAGGTTACCCCGTCAGCCGTGCTGGTTACGAGCAGTATATCGCCGACCGTGTTTCCTCTTATGAAAAGAAGGTTGCTTAATCATGGAAATGTTTACGGCTACCACATACACCATTAAAGAGGAAAAGATGACTGAGCAAGAACTGATCACAGATTTTATTAATAATCTTGAAAAGCGCGTTAGCATTCAAGAACCTACTTATATCAATGCATATAAAGCAGGCTATTTTGAAACTTTTCTAGAATCTCTAATGCTGGAAATTCCAGAAGTACGTAAGATCGTTGAAGAGCGGCTGGCTTACATCAAGGGGGAAATTTGATATGGGTACCAACTACTTCATTCACGAACATAAGTGTGAGCATTGTGGTCATCAGAAAGAGCTGGTGCATATTGGCAAGTCTAGTGCTGGTTGGAAGTTTCTCTTTCATGCTACTGATTTTGCAAAGTCTCAAGGTGACTGGGAAGCATGGCTGCTGAACTGCGCTATCATTGATGAATATGGTCGGTTTATCTCTCACCAAGACTTTTTTGACATGGTAGAGCTAAAGCAAAAGGGTTTTGATCACATCTCAGCTCCTAAAGAAGTTTGGGGTCCTTGGGATAGAGATAATGGCATCAACTATCTGGATCCTGACGGGTATTATTTTGCTCGAGGAGAATTTTGTTAAAACTGGTTGTGTTTAATTCCAGTTGTGCTATTATGAATTATGGGATTGAAAGGGAAACAAATGTTTGACGTTAAGCTTGGTGATCGAGTTCGTTGGTGCTCTGCTGCTGGTTGGCTGCGTGGCACTCTTGTTGCTGCTCAACTTGCTCCGAATGCTAAGAATGAGATGATCGTTTGGTACACCATTGAAATGCTCAATGGACAGAAGCATCGCCTCTGTGGTAATGACGATTACCTCAAGATGATGAAGTTTACGGTAATCTTCCGTGATGGTGGGCTTGAAGCTGCCTAAATATCTTTTTGGAGGTGAATATGCTACAAGTTAGACAATACACATTTCCAACATACAAGCAAGGATTTTCTGCAGTTGAAAAATACAGAAATGAATTGCTGCAGAGGTACCGATCAGGTCAGAGGCTCGACTGGGAAGAGCTTGATTGGCTAGACTGGGCTGAATTGACGCTTCTAAAGAGGTCACATAGCTCAGCTGGATAGAGCACCTGCCTTCTAAGCAGGTTGTCGCTGGTTCGAGTCCAGCTGTGATCGCCATTATGCTCTCTTGGCGGAATTGGTAGACGCTGCAGACTTAAAATCTGTTGCCTTATGGCGTGCCGGTTCGATTCCGGCAGAGAGTACCAACTTTAAGGATATGCCATGGTTTGGCTTTTGATTTACTACGTGTATAGTGCTGGTGCAGACATTCCTACTCAACTTCCACATGAATATGTTTCTAAGACCCGTTAACTTCATTAATATTTCATAAAAAATTAACCCTTCTAAATCGTTAACGACCTAAATACAGTCATCTTGTCTAGGAGAGCATGATGACAAAAATCCTATTTATTTTAAAATATAGAGAAAGTGACTATGGAGATTGTTATTCACCCGTGAATGAAAAACAAGACTGGTCCTTCAAGAAAGGTCTTAGTAGCGGTCTCCTAAATTCAGCAAAGTTTGTTAACGATATGCTGAACAAAGTAAAAGGTTTTGAAAGCAAATTAGTACAAGTTATCGACAATAACTGCATTGATAGAGAAGTAACTCAGTTCAAACCTGATATTGTCATCATTGAAGCCTATTGGGTTGTTCCTGAGAAGTTTGATATTCTTGTCAAGCTACACCCTAATGTCAAGTGGGTTATTAGAAATCATAGTAATACACCTTTCTTAGCTAATGAAGGTATTGCTTTTGGTTGGAGTATCGACTATCTAGATAAGCCAAATGTATTCTTAAGCTGCAATCATATTAAAGCTTTGAAAGATATGCGTAAGCTTATCAAGAAAGTATATCATAAAGCTGCAGAAGAAACTATCGATAGACGCATACCATATCTTCCAAACTACTATCCATTAAACCACGAATATGATATTAAAAAAGAAACAAAGGAACCTGGCGTACTAAACGTCGGGTGTTTTGGTGCAATTCGCCCTCTGAAGAATCAGATGATACAGGCAATTGCTGCTATTGAATATGCAAATCTTACAAAGAAGTATTTGAAGTTTCATATCAATGGAAATAGAATTGAAGGTAATGGCGGACCCATTCTAAAGAACCTACGTGATCTATTTGCAAGAACACCTAATGCTGAATTAGTAGAACACACTTGGTTGCAGCATGGTGAGTTTCATGCTTTAATATCTAAGATGGATATTGGATTACAAGTTAGTTTCTCTGAAACATTCAATATTGTGGCTGCAGATTTTTCAGTTAATGATGTGCCTGTAGTTACTTGTAAAGAAATCGATTGGTCAAATAAGTACTTACATGCAGACCCTACAGATTGTGAAAGCATTGTAGAGGCTATGTATAGAGCACAATTTCTACAAAAGTATACACAATTCTACAGACCTCATATTTGGGGTCTTGCACAATATAATAAGAAAAGTAAAAAGCAGTGGATTAAAGTGATCCGTTCACTTCTTAGATGATGAAAAGGGGACTTTCGCCCCCTTTTTTTATTTCCTGATTGTCCAAGCATCAGATCCGAATGCAGGATTTTCCAGATACGCTGCTGGAATCCAGAAGTGCCCATTGTCACCCCAATCGGTTCCCCATGAGTTACGAACCTCATAGTAGCACTGCTTTGATGAGAACATACCTGTTTTATAATTCTCATCATAACCAATAACAGTTACTGCATGTCCACCTAAGCATCTTTCAAAAGGTGTAGGCATAGGTACTACACCTGTATCAGTTACTTCTTGAGACTCGAAGCTATCATAAATCTGAATACCGATGATGAAGGGATATCCATCAGCAAGACACTGCTTATAATCTTGTCCATTTTCTAAACGTGAGTATTGAACAATTTTGTTTTGGGCAGCTTCATCGATTTCAACTTGAGTAGGCTGTTCTTTGAATCTTGAAATATCATAAGGCCAATCTTTTTCAAGACCAATACCTTGCTTGTTTAGTACTTGAATGGCATCACGAAGATAAGCTCCACTATCTTGATCAACAGTGCCTTCCATGGCACGTTCCCAATAATAAAGAGCAAGACGAGAATATGGCCCGCCGCCATGTTCAAAGGTAAACACTGCAGTGGCAGCTTGTGCTGAACAGCTACCTAGTTCACCCTGATCATAAGGAGGCTCTTTAAACTTATCACGAAGGCTTACCTTTTCAGGTAACTCAATTGCTGTAGGAGCATGTACGGCACTGAATTTCCAATCTCTTGGATCTTCACGATCTCTTAAATAGCCATATACTCGTCTTGTCATAGTTACTCCTTATGATTAGGACATTGCTTCCTGGCCGACGATATGCACGCCGACGTTAGAACCTGAAGTTCCTGTTGTAGTTACAGCAACTGTTATTACGTCTGTTAAGTTTCCTGCTACAGTATTGTATAGTGGGAAGAAGTATGATAGGTCGATAACCTGTAGACCAGATCCACCAGCAGGAGCAGTAAAGGCAAACACCACTTCACCGCCACTTAATGCTGTGGCACTTACATCACGCATAGCAAATGAATAGTTTGATCCTAATCCACCAAAGTTAAGTGTAGACCCATTGGCTGCAGTTAATCCTGTAGCTTGCTGAGTGTTTCCTGCAACTGTAGTTGTATATGTGATATTAGCTAAAGTATTCCATGCAGCACCAGTTAGTAAAATAGGTGATTGGGTTGTACTTGTGATAAGTTCAACAATACAGGTTGCATCAGCCGAAATAAACATTGTTTTTGGCAATAGCTGGCCGCGATTGATCAATCCAATTTGGAAAGGTGTACCAACCAATGAACTAGTGTTTGCAACTGATGAGTTTGAAACAATATCTGTAAAAGAAATTACTGTTGAATTACTTCCTGTAATACGACCTGTTACACCAGTGCTAGGAGTAGTTCTTGTTTCTTTTCCATAGTTATTACCTTGTGCAGGAAAATAAATGTGACGCCCAACCAATGAATTTTGAGTATATGTATTGACTGTTGCACCCGTTGCAGTAGCTGTAGGTGTTGCATTAATAATATATGCAGTTGAATTTACGTAAGTAACAGTAGCACTTGCAGGAATACCAGAAGTCGCTGAAGTTACATATTGACCCACAAATACGTTAGCTGTTGATCCTGATGTAACTGTAATTACGTTACTAGTAGTTGAAAAGTTTGCAGTTAATGATGATGATAGTACACCGTCATATGTGGTATTTGCCGAAGTTAATGTAATAGAAGATGAATTTGCTGCAGAAATTGCATTCCAGGAGCCGTTTCCGCTCATTTCAATTACACCCATTACACGTGATGCAATTGAAAGAACTGGATATCTAGTAACAGACGCTCCTGATCCTATCTGTCTACGAATAGTAGTGTTCGCCATTCCGTAAGAATATGTAAATCCACGCTGATCATCCTGGCCACCTTCGACAACCACTGAAACCCCCCAGTGGTACATATCGTTTTGTGAAGATGTTGCAGATAGGTTTCTTTGTTCATAACGAACTGGGAGGTTACCTGTTCTTGACCATGGTGATACCTGATCAGGATAT